ACAATCGGCCATGTTCCCGATGACTGCGCGGTGAACTGGTCATCAAGTGTGTAAACGCCCGACGCTGAGTTCTGAGTCGGCGTAACCGCTGGTAGACGGATGATATTGCCTGTGAATTTGCTCATGACTTATCTGGCGTTAGCGAACTGGAAGGGAATTTCTGCGAAGGCGGCGTAGATGTATGTGCCGCCACTGGCATTTCTGCCTGCGTTAGTGCTTCTGATCTTGAAACCATTTGACAAAAAATCTCTGTCAGCAGTAGTTCCTTCACCATTACTAAGGTTTGGATATAGCTCTAGGTCCGCAACATTGTAAGGATTGCGCTTATTGTCGTACAAGTTCCAGTTTTCTATGGCATCAGAACGCTTTATCATGATCCAAGCCGGTCTAAACCCGAGGTAAATAAACGGACCGTCCGTGGAACCATTGCCGGTATACGAACCAAAAGCCGAGAAGCCTGGAACTGCGGCGAAGCAGTAGGCAATAATCCTTTTAGTGCTTTCGTTTACCCCACCGTTGGTGCCTACGCTAAACACGCTTGATGTCGGTATTGTGCTATTCCACATAGTTGCATCTGTGGCGGTTGCATCTGTTGCGTTAAGGTACAGAAGCTGAGTTCCAGACAATGCTGTATGCCAAACTCGCCAGTTGTAGACTGTGTCTCTATTCCTAACAATGAGGAATTGTGGTGCGCTACTTAATCCATGACCGACTGTGCCATTGGCACCCGTACCCGTATAGGTCACCACACTGAACCCAGCCGTCTGACTGGCTCTTACCGAGCTTGTAATAGACCCGGACGTATTCGTAACCGTTGAGCCGCCAGCGTTCCACTGCCAAGCCACATAAGTTGCTGTGTTGGTATTGACCTGAGCCAGTGAGCCAACCGTAAAGCCATCCGCTCCAAAGGCTGTTAGACCTGTGGTTTCCGTCGTTTCTGTCGTTGTGGTATTGCTTTCAAGCTGGTTCTGGACCCCTCTTACAGCGTCATATAAAGCATGGTCGGTTGCAGCAGACCGCGACTTGATCCAAACAAAATCAGGCTGGAAGCCTGTGCCAGTCACCGATAACGATGATCCTGTGCCGGTGTAAAGCACAGTATTGAAGTAATCATTCGCCTGCGCTACTGCGACGTTACCGATTCTCGGTGCCGAGAAGTTCTGCGTACAAAGGGCTTTGAATCCTGATGGTGCGGTGTAAGCAAATGGGCGTTGGCCGAAGTTGACCCAAAAGGTTCCTGTATTATTGCCGCCCAAAAATGCGCTGAACCCCCAGGTTTTACCGGAAGTAACAAGATCCGTGTATGCCGTTCCTTGGCTCACCCCGTTTTTGTAAAAGACAATCGTCCCTGCATCCATATCAACAGCAGCGCCAACAACATCCCCCAAAGCAACCGCACTTCCATACGCCGATCCTGATGTTGCGTATGTTGTTGTTTTGTTGCCGCTGGAAAAAATGTAAGACCTTACTTCAGTAGGCGTTGCATTTGAACGGAGCGTAGCAAGATCAATTAAACCAGCATATCCATATGCAGTCGTCCCCGTGTTCGCCGCAGTTTGACTCACCTCAAAGTACCATTTACCCGAGGTTGGTATGGCAAACGTAGAGGTTACCCACGGATTGGAAACGGATCTATCAAGGACAAAGTCAAGGTTTCCATTGCTATAAGTTATGGTCCCCGTGGTACTTCCTGCCAACGGATTCAGCGTACAGTAATTCCCGATCACCTCACCACCAAGGCCGTTGTCGGGGCTGTAGTAGTTCATCGGCACATCGCGCAAGGAGTCATTACCAGACCCTGCGGCTACAGAGAAGTTATTGGGTGTCCAGTTGTTACCCAATCCTGATGTATCTTTGCCAAGCGTTGTCGCAGTCGTTCCACTGTTATCAAGGAACTGCAACCTAAAGCCATTGGTACCGTAACTGCCCGAATACACTCGGGGTATCCACTGACCTGTTTGTGCGTCTGTTTGGCCGAACGATGACGGGGTTAGGGCTTGGCCGTCAACGAAGTTGATTTCGGTCATGTAGCCAGAAAAATAATTAGTTGTGGTGCTATATCGTCCTATAGCATGAGGTACTGTATTGTTAACTAACGCAGATGTTCCGGCTGAAGGATAGCTTGATGTGCTGAAAGAGGTTACTTCTGTGCCATTAACATATAGCCGCATCGTATACGCTGGCGTTGCATTGTCGGTATCCCATATAGCAACGATGTGATACCACGCCGAAGGATCTCTGTATAAAGCAGTGGTTACTAGGTTGCCATTTAACGCCGAACCTGTGTAATAAACAAATCTTAAAGAATCCGCTGCGGCTCCAACATTTCCTTCAAATGCAATATCAAGAGTTTCTGACCCCGAAACAGCCGAAAACAATCCGAGTCTTGCCGTGGTTAATGCACTTCTTTTTACCCACCCTGACCACGTCCATTTTTTTCTATTTCCAGCGACCGTTGGAGTTCTGTTCAAATACGCTGTATCCGCACTGTTAAACCGCAGCGATCTCTGTATGACATTAGGCGGTAGAGGCCAACGGCCAGCAGCTTGAGCGCTGCCCTGCTCGTCTATATCCCAGATTCCCGGCGCAGAGGATTGCGTGGGCTGCTGAGGGTTTGCGGTGATGTACTGTCCGCCGTTACGATCAATCGGCATAGATCACCCTATCAGGTAATAGCTTCAAACGTCGCTTGGAAGGTCAAGGCACTAGCCGTACCTGACTGAACCGCAACTGATTGGTTCTCCGTAACATAAAAGCTATTGGTCTTATCCACCACCACAAGGCTTGACCCAGCAGGGACCGTGATCTGGTAAGCAAAGTACGAAACTACCGTGGCACTGGCAAATGTTGCGTTGTTTCCTATTGCTACCGTACAAGTCGCAGCAGAGGATGTGACATTGGAAACCGTAATGCTAGTTACCCGGTTGACTGTATTTGCCGCTGGCGTTAAGCCAGTAAGTGATGTCGTGCCGTTATAAGTCCAACTCGTAGTATTGGTCGCAGCAGAACTTGGTATGACATATGCGGAGTTACCATAAATACTGGTGACCGCTACAATATTTGGATTTGCCATGATTTAACCCCTAGAACCCGAAGATCATCGCCATAGCGATAGCCTTGCCTGTTGTAATACCGCCGCCACCAGCAGCTTGCCAAGAAGGTAATGCACCAGCACCGTTAGAAGTAAGAACCTGCCCCGACGTGCCTGTACCCGAAACTTGCTGGAAAGCACCGGTTCCTGTCGTACCGGCTGCAATAAGCCCATAAGCTGTCGTAGTGCTTAGTCCCGTGCCGCCATTACTAACAACCAAGGTACCAGCAACAGTGACCGCACCAGAAGTTGCACTAGATGGCGTTAACCCCGTTGTACCGAACGTGATGGTTGAAACATTCGCAGCAGGCGCAGAACTTGACCACGTTGTTCCGTCAGAAGTCAGCAGATTGCCTGTAGTACCTGGAGCAACAAACTGAACCGCCGATGTACCGTTTCCAAGGATGACGTTATTGGCTGTTAGTGAAGTCGTTCCGGTTCCACCGTTACCAACGGGAAGCGTCCCCGTTACCGTAGATACATTAACCGTGCCGACTGTTTGTTTAAACGATCCGTTTGTATCAAACGTACCGTCCGTGGACCACGTATCACCAGCGTTAAGCGTAACGACTGCGATGTTTCTTGTTGAACCGTTGTTGTCCAAATAGACCGTTACCGTTGCCGCAGAAGCAGATCCATTCTGGATGGAGATGTACTTGATCGTTCGCTGGTATCCGCTGGATGGTGCAGCAACAAGCGTCTGTGGGGACGTAGCAAACGTGCCGTCATTCTCACCATTGGAAAACGTCGTACCGTTTGAGTCACCGTAATGGGCCGTGAAGTAAACCGAAGCCGACGTGGATGCGATGCTGGCTTTGATCGTCTTTAGGGTGGAGTCAAGGACTAATACAGCCATAGTGACCTCTACGAATTAAACCACGCGTAAGCTTGTGAATTGAAAAACGCTGCGTTGGATGGGAAGTCAACAAATACAAACTTCGTATTAGCAGCAAACGACACAAGCGATCCTGCATTACTTGAAGCCAGTACCGTGTCGCGGGTTAGTGTGTTGGCGTTATAAGTACCCACACCAACTTCCCAAGTCCCGGCAATCGGATCTTCAATGGTGTAGTACGTCGTATTGTTGTTACCGACCCCCGAGCCAAATGACTGATAACCCGTCACAGCACCAGCAAGCGTCAAAGTCCCAGTACCCGCCGTAACGCTGGTTTCCTTGACTCGGTTAGCAACAACAAAAGCCATCAGGTCACCGCAACTAGTTGAGCTTCAGCAAACCAACGCTGTTGTTGCTGGCCGTTTTCCAAATACTCAACCAAGTAAGTAATGTTGCCTTCTTGGTCAACACCGATCTGAAGCACTGGACCCTCGGGGATTGTGACGACCGCTTTGACGATCTCACCCACTCTGAAATTTGCAGCCATGATTTATCCTTACGCAGCGTCGTTAGACAAAGAGTACGACACGTTTAACGTATCACCATTCACTACGGAACGGGTCGCAGCAAATGCGCCTTCTGAAAACAACACACCCGACGTACCACTCTTGGTATTGTTTGAAATAACAAACGCACCGTAGATCGTAGCCGTGGAAGTGATACTGAACGCAGCCGCAGAAGCCGTAGAAATCACCGAAGGATCTGCCGTCGTGGAAGCACTGAACGACAACGTGGGGCGATTGGCTTGCGAATAACCCGTGAACTCTGCCCATCCGGCATGCGATGAGGCCGTATCGCCAGCAGCAAGCGTGGGAGAAGGACTGTTATTAATTAACCCGATGTACCACGCAGCCGTGTATCCCGACCCCGTGAAATACTTATCGTTCATGTCCTTCAAACCTTGATTAACCACAAGGTTGTGGAACTCGTCTTTCCATTTCAATTGACCGGCTGCGTCGTAGCATTCAACGGTGAACACACCACCGACCGATACACTACCCGACGCTGAAGCGTCGTTCACAACCGTCGCTTCAAAACGATCCGCTTTACGTGCGAGATCTTTCATGATGAACTCCTAATTAATCCGAATGATTGCTGAAGTCAAGTTTACAGGGGGAAATGTAACGTTTAGGTTTTGGCCAAGAGCGGATATGTCATCGCCAAAATCCAAAACGCAAACAGCTTTATTCGACTTACTGCTGTTGTAAATCAACGCCCCACGGCAAGTCAACGTGACGCCCGTAAAAACTGCTGGTGAAACAAAACTCAAATAAGCAATAACACCGCTGGTGGCCACGCCCACGTTTGTGAGCGCAATGCCTCCTGCCGAATAACCCGTGCCACTTGCCTCGCCTGCGGAGGTGTAGACAGTAGTTGTAGCCCCGAGTGTGGCGGCGCTGGTGTAAAGCGCAAGCTTGAACGCATCACCGCCCACGGCGGAAAAGTTATGCACGCCTTGAGCAAGTTCTTGCTTAAAGCTTGTGCAGGGGGTCTGTACGATTGCCATCAGCTTGTCACCGGTACTCGGGCTTGGCCAGAACGATAAGCATCCTGGCGCTCCTTGCCATCGCCGAGTTGTTTAAGCAGCGCCATTGCCTCAGCGTATTTCGCCTCAACGTTGGCCACAAGGTCTTGTTCGCCCTTATTCAAGAGATATGCCTCACGGAGCGAACCGTAAAGCAGCACCGAATCAAAGTTATCGCCGAGCCAGGACTGTCCTGCGGTCACGATCGATTCAGGGTAGTAAAAATAATGAAGCTCAATGGTGTAGGCCGCATCGGGCGTCGGACCCAATATAAAAGTCAGCTCTCTGGGTAGGCTATAGTCAGGGCCAAAAATACCGTAGTACTTAGGCAACCCCGTTGTAGAGGGGGACGGGTAAACCTGTCGAATGTAGTTGACATCCTTATTGAGCAGGTACTCATACTCGCCGTTGGCTTTAACAGCCGCCATACTGTAAACCGACAAGAAATCAGACGGGCACTGAAGATACTTGTTATTAGACGTGGTTGTCCCGGTAACGTTGCGGCGCAGCGAAGGAATCTGGACGCTGTTATAAATGCGCTGCTCAGCTTGCTTGATGAAATTGTTGACGATCGCCGTAGTAAACGTCGTCTCCATGTAATTCTGGATCTGGGTTACAAGCTCGGAATAGGTCATGACAGGCTCACCGTAACATTGCCTAATTCAACATCCAGCATGATAGCCTGTGCAGGCGTTTCTGGCACCATGCCGACCGAGGCAAAAAACGAATTGCCTGGAGCTCCCACATAGACCGTTACAGGTTCAATGATATCGGGTCTCGGTTCATAGATGGCAACCGCATCACCTACCGTACGAATAGGCTCGAGCTGTGGATGCTTGGGCTCGTAGCACTCAGGGCAAACCTTAAATCCCGTCCACTCCTTGCGAAGCACAAGGTACTGGTAGCGCTGGCCACATCGGTCACACAGCGCTAGGGAGTATTTGCCAGAGGCATAGCCGCCCATGATCAGTAACTCTGTACATCCGGCGTCAAAAAGACACTAGCTCGATCACGGTCTTCAGCAGCAGCGCGGAAGAACTCCTCTTCGTAGAAATTCTTCAGCGTGCCGATGCGCTCGGGCGCACGCTTAATCGCGATGTAGTAGGCAAGCCCCGCAATGAGGGCAGGCAGGAAGCGGAAAGAGATATCCGCTGTGTTGGTTGCTGCGCCAACATCCTGTATACGGCGGATGCCGTAGTATCTAAAGGTGTAGACCTGTGACGTGTCAGGAGCTGGATAGATAAAAAGCTCAGCAGGCACCGTGCGCTGCACATAAAACTGCGCGGGAGTTCCCGTTTGCAGTTTATTAGGCAGGTGCAAGTACTCGTTCTGGCTGATCCGATCGAGCGTAATGTCTTGCTGATTGGTGCCAGATCCCGTGCGTAAAACAGCAGACAAAACGTCCACCGTATCGCTGGGCAGTGAATACTGCGGGTCGCCTGGATCCAAAACCTGCTGTCGCTGCTCAATCGTCCAAAGATTTAGCCCTCGGTTGGCCCATTCGGCAAACATCAAGTTCAGGGAACGACTCGCCGTGCGAATATCGTACCCTGTGCGCACCTCCAGACCACATCGCTCGAAGGCCTCTTCGATGATGTCGTCAAACTGGAGGTTGAATGTCGCTGTGCCGGAGGTCGCCATCGTTTAGTCGCAAGCTGCTCCGCCCATGCGCATCTTCTTCACGCCCTTCATGGCCATGCGCTTGTGCTGATTGACCGCGCCACCGTTTTTCATCATCACGGGACCGGTCTTGTCACTGGTTTTAGAGATCATTTTGTTCCGGGGGCCGCTCTCTACAGCACCACCGCCGCGCGTTGCGCAACCCATTCCACGTCCAGCCATGATTACTTCCCCTTCTTCATTGCTTTGCCGCCTTTTTTCATGCCCATAGGCATGGCAGGCATGGTTTTCATAGCACGGCCCTCAGCATCTTTGGTCTTGCGCTTGAGCGCGCGACCCATCTTGTCGGCCATGCCACCTTTTTCATAACCTTTCATCATGATTTCTTTACTCCTTTTGCGGTTTTTGCAGACTCCTTAAAGGCTTTTGCCGTAGGAGCTCCTTTGGTGCCGGGTTTGCGCATTTTCTCGCCTGATCCAGCCGCGATCCGTTTGCGTTTTGCCAATCC